ATCTGGTGCCGAGAATTTTTCAAAATTTCAAAGTGTTTTTAACGTACCAGGATATACGTTACTCCCTAATCCAGTGATCCATTTCAAGTGGATCGGTGGATCAGGGAGTTTTTCATGAGGAGTTTTTCATGAGGGGTTTTTTACTAGGCATAATTCTAGGTGTACTCCTAGGGAGTTTTTCATAGATAATCCCGAGCGTTTTTCATAGACAGCACCGTGCCAACAGAGATGAAAAGGAGACCGCAAATGATTGAGAGAGCAAAAAAGATTGTCCGCGGATGGATCAATGACCACCTGGATAAGGGCGAACCTGCGCCTGTGTTTGATGTGTTTGTAGTGTGACAGTGCAAGGCGCTGCAGAACTGGAAGTTCCTGCTGTCTACGACTTTGCCAGACGGCATGTACTACGAGCTGACGTACAACGGCGATGACGGCGTGTGGTACTTTGACGCCTACAAGAAGTTCGAGAACAAGACTATCGCCACGGCCCGCCTGGATTGAAAGAGAGATGAGTATGGACAAGCCGGATTTCAACAATCTGCCGTATGCCGGTTTCCTGGAGGAGTTCGTCCGGGAGCTGGTGGACCTTGATCCCGTGAGCATCGGAGTATGTGCCATCCTGTCCGATGGCCGGGTACTCACGGGCTACCACGATGCGTCCCCGCAGGACAAGGCGATGTTCGCCTACCACATGCGGAGCGACGCGATGTTCGACGAGCTGGAGAACAATGCCGAATGGCTGCGCTCCATTATCAACGGGGAACCCACAGACGAAGAGGAGGAACAGGAAGATGAGTGAAGAACTGAAGCTGAGAAAGCTGTTTGTCTCGCAGCCGATGCGCGGCAAGACGGACGAGGAGATCCGTACCGCGAGAGCGGTCGCGGTGCGCTACGCCCAGGAGGAGATGGAGGAGCCGTTCGAGGTGATCCCCTCCTACACGGTGGGTCGCAACTTCGAGGGCAAGGGCATGGCGATCCAGTACCTTGCCGAGAGCCTGCGCCTGCTGGCTGACGCGGACGTGGCAGTGTTCGCCCCGGGCTGGGAAGAGGCCCGCGGCTGCCGCATCGAGATGATGGTGTGCCGCTACTACGGCATCGACACGATCGAGATGAAGGACTGACAGGCTGGCGTAGCTCAACTGGCAGAGCAGCCGCCTTGTAAGCGGCAGGTTGAGGGTTCGATTCCTTCCGTTAGCTCCAGGCGTATCACCGGCCTTCCGCGTGCTGCGGGGCTGTGCGTTTGCGGACGCACGGTTGCCGGTGGCGCGCGAGAACAAAAGCACAGTAGGCCGTTCGCGGATGTGCTTTCGCGGCAAGGTGTGCCGAGACGTCAGCGCCGTGTTTTCGCAACAGTGATTCTGCCCCGCACGTTGTCGGCGGACGACGGGGCGGATGACCTGCCGCTTGCCCACGGCGACATATAAATCGTGGGCTTGCAAACCCGCCGCGCCGGTGTACACCGACCCTGTGTAGGGGTGGACAGCTCACACCTGTCGCGCGGCACCAACGGGCGTGAAAGGGCCGCCTTGAAAAGCTCAGGCGTTTTATCCGGGTTGCTCATCCCCGGCCTCCTTTCACCTGGCGCGGCTCTGCGCCCGTTTTATACAGACATGAGGTTTTATTTATGCCCGAATTGAGTGACAAGGAATATCTGGAGCGAGAGATGGCGCGGCGTGCGCTGGCGCGCAAGTCGTACAAACGCTATCTGTACTACGTCCACGGGACGCAGTGGAAGCGCACCAGGATGAGCGACTATCTGGCGGATCAGGTGCAGAAGTTCGTGGAGGCCGACACCGGCAACGCCTACGACATCCTGATCATCAAAACGCCGCCGCAGCACGGCAAGAGCCTCACCATCACGGAGAGCCTGCCAAGCTGGTATCTGGGCCGTTTCCCGCGCAACCGCGTGATCGAGGCGAGTTACAACGACGACACCGCCAAGCGCTTCGGACGGAAGAACCTGGAGAAGGTGGAGCAGTTCGGCGCGTCCCTGTTCGGTCTGGAGAAGGGCTCGATCTGGACGACCACTGAGTTCGAGCTGGCCAACGGCTGGGGGCGCATGATCTCCCGCGGCATCATGTCCGGCATCACCGGTAACCCGGCGAACCTGTTGATCATCGACGACCCGATCAAGAACCGCGAGGAGGCTGACAGCGAGACCTACCGTGGCAAGCTGTGGGCTGAGTGGCAGAACACCCTCAAGTCCCGACTGGCTGCCGGGGCCAAGGTGATCGTGATCATGACCCCGTGGCACGAGGACGACCTCGCCTCCCGCCTGGAGCGGATGGAGGAGAACGTCACGGTGATCCGTCTGCCGGTGGAGGCCGAGGAGTTGGACCTGCTGGGCCGCGCCGTCGGTGACGCCCTGTGCCCGGAACTCGGGAAGGACAACGACTGGCTCGCTCAGTTCAAGGCATCCTACCTCGCTGACCCCAAGGACGGCGGCCTGCGTGCATGGCAGGCGCTGTACCAGTGCTCCCCGCGCGTGGAGGGCGGCAACGTCGTCAAGCGCGAGTGGTGGAAGTGGTACGACCCCAAGGACGTGACGAGCTTCGGCACCACGGTGATCAGCGTGGACGCGACGTTCAAAGACAAGGAAAGCAACGACTTCGTGGCCATCGAAGTGTGGAGTAAGCGAGGCGCGTTCTATTATCTGAGGTATTGTCTCAACCGTCACATGGACTTCCCGGCCACGGTGCAGGCGATCCGGCTGGTAAAGAAGCTGTTCCCGGAGACCATGTACATCCTGATCGAGGACAAGGCCAACGGCAGCGCCATCATCCAGACCCTGCGCCAGGAGTTCATCGGGGTGATCGCCATCAACCCGAAGGGCGGCAAGGTGGCCCGCGTGAACGCGGTCAGCCCCGCCATCGAGAGCGGGAACGTGTTCCTGCCCAATGATACGCTGTGGGCGGAGGAGTTCGTGGATCAGTTCACGGTCTTTCCCGCGGGCAAGCACGACGACATGGTGGACTCCGCCAGTCAGGCGATCTCGTTCCTGCTGGGCGCATACGGCGGAAACCTCTCCACGACGGAGAGCCCGCAGCAGATCGAGGAGCGCAGCCAGGTCGAGCAGGAGGAGCACATGTTCCTGTCCGGCGCGCTGTACGACGTCTACGGCGAATGGTTTTGAGGAGGAGAGACATATGGATTTTATCTACGGCGCGCTGGGCGCGCTGTTTGTTTTGTGGATGACCGCCGGCGGCTTTGCCGTTGGCTGGTTCGCCCATAAGCGGTTCTGCCGTGCCAAGGTGGACCCGCCCAACGCGGAGGAGCTGCGTCAGGCGCGCGCTCAGCAGGAGGCGTTCCTGGCGATGCAGAGCTACAACGCGGACGTGGCCTACGGCCTGCACAAGAACGCGCTGGAGGAAGGTGAGAAGCAGTGAAGGACAACAACATGACCCGCGCGTGGGAGCTCTACGAGCTGGGCCGCAACTACAACGAGTCGCTGACGCCGAACCAGTACAACGTGGTCGAGACGAACACGGAGTTCTTTATCGGCAACCAGTGGCTGCACCTTCCGCGCACCCCGGCCATGAAGGGTCTCATGCTTCCGGTGTTCAACATCCTCAAGCGCGTGGCCAGCCTGTTCATCGCGTCGCTGACGAGCTCCGGCACGACGATCCACTTTGACCCGCTGGCTTACTATGACGGCAGCAACATGACAGACCCTGACCACGACGCGGCGGCCTTCGCCAACGCCGAGGTCGCCACGCTGCTGGAAAAATTCAAGTTCGATTACCGCCTACGTGACGCGCTGTTCGACGGCGCGACCGTGGGCGATTATTGTGCCCACTTCTATTTCGATCCCGACGCCCTGCCCTACGGCGGCGCGTTCGGCTCCTACAAGGGCGAGATCGAGATGGAGATGGTGGACGGCATCAACGTGATGTTCGGCAACCCGAACGACCGCCGCGTCCAGACCCAGCCCTATATCTTGATCGTCGGGCGCGACACGGTGGAGCACCTGCGCTGGGAGGCCGAGCGCTTCGAGAAGAACCGCAAGGACTTCTACAAGAGCGGCGAGGGCAACAAGGATGCCGAGGCGCAGATCCAGCCGGATTCCGAGAACGACCGGATGCCCGGTGTGGGCGGCAAGACCGAGATCATCGAGAGCGAGAGCGGCACCGGCAAGGCGCTGTACGTGTACATGTACACCAAGGTCTCGAAGGAAGAGGACATGCTCGACGAGCACGGCGAGATCGTCTACGAGGACGTGTTCGACGCCAGCGGCGAGCCGGTCTTTGAAAAGGGTGAGGACGGCGCGGAGCTGCTGGACGCGGAGGGCACCCCCGTTCCGAAGCGCCGCCCGGTGAAGAAGATCACCACCACGGTACACGTGACTAAGGCCACGAAGACCGCGGTGATCTATGAAGACGTGGACACGGGGCTTTCTCTCTACCCCATCGCCTGGGGCAACTGGGAGAAGCAGAAAAACCAGTACCACGGGCGCGCGCTGGTAACGGGGCTGATCCCCAACCAGATCTTTATCAACATGATGTTCGCCACGGCCATGCGCCACGCGATGCTCAACGCCTTCCCGAAGTCGGTGTACAACGCTGATCTGATCAGCCGCTGGGACAATGAGATCGGGCAGGCCATCGGCGTGCACGGCCTGCAGCCGGGGCAGAGCGTCCCGCAGGTGGCGGCCTATATGCAGCCCGGCGACATGAGCAACCAGATCTTTGCGCTGATCGACAAGGTCATGCAGTACACCAAGGAGTGCCTGGGCGCGACGGACGTGCAGATGGGCAACGTGAAGCCGGACAACACCTCTGCGATCATGGTCATGCAGACCCAGAGCGAGGTGCCGCTGGAGAACATCCGCTCCGGCATG